AAAATTTCTTCTCTAGTTAATTTAACCTTTGCTTTTTTATGACAGTACTTACCCGTTGGGGTTACTATCTGTAGCTGGGGCATACGATCCCACCCTCCCAGTTTATTACTGTTTAGGTACTGATCAACTTCTTTCCAACTAAAATGATCTTTAAAAATATTTTCTTTGCTTTTAGCTACAAAATACTTTTTTTCTCTAAATTCATCATTAAATCGTTCGAGAGACATTGGTAGTAGTTGTTCAAATGGTATGCTCATCTTTCCATAAACCAAGTTACTAAGGAATGTCTTACTCCTTTTGTTACGGGCTTGACTCTGTGCCTTAGTGATGGATTAAAAACAATTATTGATAGAGGATCAAATGCATGGTCTGGTAGTTCAATTCCATCAATTTCTAACTCACCACCTTCATACTGATCTTTTGGAGACAATACCGAAATAAAACTATATTTTCTATACCCTTCTCCGCTTCCATCTTTATGCCAGTTATAGTAGTTCCCTGCTTTATAAGTTAAGACATTTGCTGTCTCTGGTTTTAGATCCCCGTAGGGTTTCATAAACTCAGATAGCCAAGGATCTATTTTATCCCTTAAGAATCTAACATCTACTTTTCTAGCATCATCAAGCCTAGCCTTTATTGTTGAACTGCCTACTACGCCTGGCGTTGGTACATGGGTTTTTAAACACTCTATACAAGCACTATATACTTCTACACTTAGCGCGTCTTTAAAGACTGCTACCTTCATTAGAATTCCTCTGGGTTAGAGATCGTCTTTACTTTTCGTGCATAGTCCCAGAGTATTGCTGCAATATCATCTCTCATATAAGTGCCTTTACCCCAAGGCGAATAGATAGGATGCCAAGGTTGAGTACTCATACTTGTAAAATGTATATGATAAATCTCCTCTAAATCAAAATTAGGTATTACATCATTTGCTTCAGGCGTTCCAGCTACCGGCAAGATTTCATCTCCGTACCATGAGGTATCTCTACCATCAAAGCTATTCCATCTAGGATTTAATTCTTTGATTATACCTGATACATTTTCTCTGTGAGGGTTGCCTATGTCTCTTATAAACTGGTGTTTATAATTTTTCTCACAATTTTTTATTTCACTAATCGGAGCTATAAATTCTTGTGCTTTTTCACAATCAATTACCATAACACTATCGCAGAACCAACCCTTTGCTTTAGGTGTTTGAGCCCACTCCATACCATTATCGTGTAGTCCGTCCCACGCCATTGCAAAAGCATGATCCTCTAAGTCCATGTTATATAAAACCGATATATCTCTAAGGTTTAACTGATCTACATCTGTATAAATTGCTCTACCTTCAAAATTACATAGTTCAGGTACTGCATACCTGAAACAAGTAAAAGGTGTTCCCCATCCATTCTTATTCCAATCTTTAAACATCTTTGGTCTTAAGAAACGTATGTCCAATTCTGCATCTGTATTCATATATAAACTGTATAGATATATTTGCTCTATCCATTTATCTTCTGTGTCGCTTGTGCCTATAAATATTTTAATCATCTCTGAATCCTATATGAAAGTACATTGTGTCAGGCTTTGGGAGAATTACTACTAATTCTTCTTTACTCCTCATAATATATTCGTATTTTTTTAAGTACTTCCATTTCTTTCCACCTCTATCTGCCCAGTTTGGAACTAATTGTGGAGAGTGCATGCTTACATCTTTACAAGCAGAGACATAAGAACTATCTTCTGTATTTGGTGTCACAATTATACTTCCTGAATCTGTCATCGGAAGGTATAAGTGATCTCCAAGACCTTTATCTCCTGTTGGTAAATGCAAACTGCTTTCATTGTGCTTTACTAAAACAAAATAAGCTATAGTAGGATGTCCTCCTATGCATCTTAAGTCGTGGAAAATTTTGTCCCTTGCATTTCTCCAGAAAGGAGCGGAACAATTATAGAGGGGGCGTTGGTGTAAGGAGTAGAACATGTACACATCTGCTCTGGGATATGTCCATAGCCTTTGGGGCGACATATATTTAAGGGCGTCTTCTGCTAAGTGTTTAAATGTTATATTTTCTTGGGTCACGATTATCTACCTTTCCATTTTGTATTAGTAATTGAGCTGCATGAGCCCAATGCACGTCTGGCATTATTAAAGCACTTATGTACTTATACCTCCACTTCTTCGCTATTGTTAGTCTTTGGTTTCCTGTGTAAGCTAATAAAGGTTTTTTACTATCAAAAGGTATTATCAAATCTTCGGTTATCTGTCTTATTGCCATCTTATAGTTAGATTCTGTGTTCTCTATTACTATAATGGGGTGTGTTAACCCCTTTTTTATGATGTCATATTTTAACTTCGCATCGCCTTTAGAGGGCAACACTACTTGAGCAATGTCGTCTATCTTAGTTTTTACAATAAACTCTCGCTGAGTCCTTAAATGCTTGTCGTGAAACAGTATGTCATACCATTCATTAGGACTTTCTAAATACATTAAGCAAATTCTTTAATAAAAGATTCTACTGCGTCCATTTTATTCCCTAAATGTCTAGGGATTGCTATATCTACTACAAATCTAGGTTTACTACCCTGATTTTTATCTGCAAACCATGTGTCTCCATCAAAGTCGTTTCGTATGCAAGTCCAGTTACCACCACCAATATTTCCTTTCCTAAATTGATCAGGTACTTTAGTTACCCGTTTATTTTTTACTGCAACTGAGTAGCCACGACCTGAGTTGTGGATAAATCTAAGGGAGTGGTGTGGTTTATTTTTATTGTTATGCCAACCAGTAAACCCCTTATCAGGCGGCATCACTGTTAGGGTATCAAAATACCACTTATCTGATTTAGCTCCTTCTATGCCTGCACTAATAGCAGTAAGAAACCAGTGTTTCATTTCTCTAAATTCTTGCTTAGTTGTGTGTCCATGACGACAGGGACTAGCATAGTCTCTATAGTTATGTTCTTTAGGGTATCCTACAAAGTCGTCGTCTGCTTGATAAGCTCTCAATGTACTATACTTTAGATCAGGCTTTGGTAAACCTGTCCAAGAGTGTGGGTACTTATATAAGCTCTCAGCTAATTTATCTAGTCTTTCTAGAAATCTAATATTTTTTATTGGAATATTTTTCATTGTTTTTCAACTTTTAGACCAATAGCGTCTTGGTCTCCTTGAGGCGTTTTAATAGTAACATTTCTATAGTATACTATTACCTCTTGTACTTCCCTGATGTATCTGCGAAGTTCCTGCATATTGTAGGACATTAGTTCGTAGTCTTCAGTAGATATAGCAAAAAATACTATATCTCCATTGTTCTTTTTGGCTACATCTTCTAGAAATTTATCTAAATATGTGTAGTCAGCAGGCCAATCTGGGTTTTCTTTTCCTAAGTCACATACCCATACATCATCAATTTTTTGTCTTGGTCTTTTACCTTCTTCATCTTTTACACAGGGGTTTGCTATTTTTGCTGAAGATACTACATGCCAAACAGGATCTTTAAGATCAATATTTCTCGGCATTGTAGGTTGAATAATATCTATCTCAATAGGTTTAGAAGATACTTCTATCTTCTTAGTTCCAAACATGGAACAACCACTAATTGTTAGGGTTAATATCAGTGCTGGGATCATCCAGCGAATCGAGTTCTTTACTATCATTTTCTATGCTCTCAAATACAGCCTGTGTTTGTTCATTGGCTCTTGTTTCTATCATACCTGGCTTTGCAATCGCAAGTTTATTTAAGTTGTGTCTCCTAAATATATCCAAGTATCCATTCATTTCTTGCTCAATCTGAGCATTTCTAGAAGCCATTGTATTCAAGGCTGCGCCTTGTTTCTCATAGCTTTCCTTAATCACAGCAATGGCTTCTTCTTGTTGAGCTATTGCTATCTCTAGTTTGGCATTATTCTCTTTTAGAGTTATATTTTCATTGTATAGCCAGAACCCACCTAGTCCTAATACTATAACAATCCCTATCAATAATTGATTCATGCCTAACCTCTGATTTCTTCAACACTTTCTGGTGTTTCAATTTCAATACTTTCGTCTGCTTCCTTTATCATCGCACAACCACTTATTGTAAAAGTGAGTGCAATTAGAAGTGCTACTAATGTTTTCATAATTGTTCTATCCTATAATTTAGCCCGTCCGAACCTGATATTTCTATTACATCACCATCATCATTTACGAACTTTAATTGTTTTTCTTTTTTGACTAAAAACTTTTTTACTATATATTCACGGTCGTCAGCGTCCCCCCATATTTGGTTATAACTAACTACTACTGAATATCGTGGGAATAGCTTGTAGTATATCCATTCATATATCTTTACTAAGATTCTCCAGACCGCCTTAAAGAAGCCTTTTATTCTTACTAATTTAGCCATTCCTTACCTTCAAAATGTGCGGCTTCTGCAGCTCGTCTTTTAGTTAGTCCTGCTAACTGTTTACCACCTGCTTTGTCCCATCTTTTGATTTGGTTTGGTACGTCTTCGAAGTTGCCTGTGTTTAGTCTTTTCAAAAGAGTACTTGTTCTCAAGTTTGTTGGTCCGAGGTTATATACCCACACTACAAGTGCATCAAATTGCTCTTGGTTTAGTGGTGCTTCCACTAAGTCGTCTATATATCCTTGATACTCTACTAATTCCTCAAGAAGCATCTGTTCTGCCTCCTCTTGAGTAATTTGCATTCCGCTATGAACCCCTTTTGTATGTCCATAACCTATCGTCCACACGCCTACTGAGTCTTGGTAAGCTGTTAGCCTACACCCTTCAAAGTATTTCAGTATGTCGTGTCCTTTATTACTTAATTGCATATAAATGCTCCATATTAGTCCTGTTGTCAGAAGGATAATAGCTAACCATTGTAATCGGTTATTCATATCGTCTCCCATTTTCCAGAAGGTATGAGGACGCCCCTAAAGACGTCCTCATTGTGTCGTTTAATTACTACTTAATGTCGAACAGTTTGTCTGAACTTGCATCTTGCGTAATAGTAATCGTGAGTAGTCCGTCTTTTAGTTTGACTTCTTCTACTTGTAGGTCTGAGTTAAGGATAAAGACTTTGTCGAACGATTTGGTGCTTAGTCCTTGATGTAGATAAGGATCACCTCCTTTTTCTTCTCTATGTCCCTTTATGCTAAGTTCATTATTATGCAACTTAACTTTGAGGTCTTGTTTACTCCAACCCGGCACAGCAACTTCTAATCGAAATCCCTGTTTACCTTCTACTATGTTGTATCTTGGGTAAGACGTATGTTCCATATGGTCGAACCATGCTGGATTATGCCCTAACCAGAAGTTTCTAAATAGCTCTCTGCTTATGTGATTTGCTACCATTTTTTCCTCCTAAATTTACCTTTCGGTTAAACTTTGCCCACCCTTTCGGTGTGGACGCCTAAAATTCGAATGTTTTCACATTCATACTTATTATACCAAAATTAGACCTTGTTGTCAAGAACTATTTTCAGTCATCATAATCAATGAAGCCTTTTTCCCGCATATAGTCAAGACAATCTGAAATTCCAATTTGCTTTCCTATCGTGAAGAATAATCCTCCAGCACAAATAACAAGTGTCAACCATTGTGCTTCATTCAATCCTATTCCTAAATCCATAATTTTTCCTATTATTGGCGGTCTGACGGGGGATCGAACCCCGAATATCGCCGTGACAGGGCGACGTTATAACCATTTAACTACCAGACCATATTGGTACTCTGTAGGAGAATCGAACTCCTGTTGCATGGATGAAAACCATGTGTCCTGACCACTAGACGAACAGAGCATTGTTTTTGGAGCGGGATAGGAGAATCGAACTCCTGTCCTCAGCTTGGAAGGCTGTGGTAATACCATTATACTAATCCCGCGTACTCTTGGCGGAGAGAGCAGGATTCGAACCTGCGGAGGACTTTAATCCTCTCTCAGTTAGCAACCGAGTGCTTTAAGCCTCTCAGCCATCTCTCCTAAATTTGGGGTGAGCAATGGGGGTCGAACCCACAACCACCTACTCCACAAGCAGGGGCTCTACCATTGAGCTATACTCACCATGTTGGTGGAGCTGATAGGAATCGAACCTACGACCTACTGGATGCAAACCAGTCGCTCTCCCTACTGAGCTACAGCCCCTATTTCTCTCATTTCATATAGATATTATACATGGTTTTGAACGCGAGGTCAAGTACTTTTTGCAACAATACTAAAAATAGTTCTTGACACAGAACTTATTTTTTAGTATAATAACAATATGAAAACTTGGAATGACAAAGAAATCCGCTTTCTTCAGAAAGCGTACAACAACGAGCCAATCGCAAAGATCGCTCGCACCCTTCAACGCACGGAACAAAGTATTCGATCTAAAGTTGCTATTATGCGAAAGAAAGGAATGGCTTTTAATCGCAAATCAGACATTAGAGAGAAGAACTGGGCACAACTACAGCATGAAGATAAGGTTTTTAATGATGCCTAAAGTGCACTCTAAAAACATTCCCTTCGAGAGAGCCATGCGCATCTTCCGTAGAAAAGTTGATAACTCAGGTATTCTGCAAGAGGTACGAAAAAGAGAATATTATGAGAAACCCGCCCAGAAGAAACAAAGATTAAAAAACGCTGCCAAGCGTAGACAGCAAACAATTGTTGAAGCAGAAAAGGATCGTATGAAGCGAAGACCTAATCACTGGCACTAAATCGTTGGTCTATTTACTCCCACAGAGACTTATAGCCCAGACAATCTCAACTAAATTTGAAAAATAATTTATTTTTTCGTTTCTAAAACTTACTACAACCCTTCACGCAACTACCTAACCAAAAACAGAACTTGCTTTGTTTCAAAAAGTGTGATATAATAAATATAAATTAAAAAACTAACCAACACGAATCACCAACTCCTCCTTCACTCCTAATCTCAGAACTAAGAAATGGAGCATCGAAGGAGCGCCAGCGGGAGAGATGCGACTCTATATCTGATGGTCTAGGAGAAATAATGGAGTTATTGTGTAAATCATTTTATTCAAAAAGAATTAAACACAAATAAAGCTAATCCAACCCCGCTAAACAAACATCTAATCATCAATTACTACAATAATACCAAAAATTCGTATAATTTGCCCCAATTGAAATTAAGCAGTCAATAAAAAACCCCAATAAGATTGAGGTAATTTATACATGAGAGAGGTAATTTACAAGAGTTTTTTCACTAGCCTAGGCTTCTTCGCTTATATGGGTCTTTTATTAGCTTTTCCCAGTCTGATTCTTGTAGTATCTTAATGTTTTGTACTCTAACAGCTGCTCTATGGTCATCTCCAAACTTTAATCTTGCATGAAGACCCGCTGGGGTTTCAGATAATCCCAACACTTCAGCATACATCCCATGTTCTTCCCTTAGAGATACTGTATCTTTATCCTCTGCTATTAACTTTGCTACTCTCATAACGACTCCCATTCTTCAGGTGCTATTTGCATTACTAGTGTTTCTGCTAGAACTTTCAATGCCAGCTTAGGTGACTTTTCTAACCCCGCTAGGGCTTTGTATTCAATTCCTAAGACACTTCCTATCTTTTCAACTAACTCTCGTTTTGTAACTGGCTTTTCACCCGTCTTGGTTAGGTATTCTGTTTTTAAGTAAATTCCTTCCCTAGATAACTTTCCAATTACCGATTTTATACTCTTGTTGAGTTCTTGTGCTAACTCTTCTACTGTTTCTCTGGTCGGTTCAGCACTGTATCTATCTTTCATTAGATCGACCATTTCTTGTGTATAATTTATAGCCATGAGCTATCTATCTCCTTTATTATTTTCTTGACATGATGTGTCGATGCACCCCACATATCTGCTAGGACATGAACTGCTTCATCATCTCCATACTCGGAAACTGCTTTCCAATATTGATCTTCCATCTCTGAGTTATAATACGTCGTATTACTACTAACAGAGGGTAACTTTACACCACTCCACTTATTAACCATTAGTATCTGCCCTTATCCACCTCAGAAGTTATAAACCTCTGGCGAACTTCTTTATATGATAATCCTTCAGCTTCGGTTATAGTATCTCCAGCTACATGATTACCAAAATCTCTATGATATACTATTTGAATTCTACCATCGTTATAAGCAGTTTTGATGTACCCACTTTCAGCAAGAATGTACTTAACTTGCTTACTCCATTCTTTGACTTGTTTATCAAGTCTTATTTCGTCTCGTCGTTCTTCAACGACTTCACTAAATTCCGTCATTTTTATACTCCTAGTAGCATCGTTTTCATACTACTTCCAAAATGTGCGCGACTTCAGAGCATCCCAAGCCTCTTCTATCCAATTCCATGCTTGGTAAAAATAGGTTTTTACGGCAAATCTTTCCCAGCCTATATCCTCTGCTTGAGAGAATAATAGCCGTAGAACATAATACCACACTACTATACTAAATATCCATTGGAAGAAAGTCCAAGGAGCTAATATGATTTGAACAATCGTTTCCATACTATATATCTCCTTCTTCTCTATTTTCGCTTCTAAGAACATCAAACCCATGTGGGTATCTCGCGCTTAATTTTCTTATGTTTTCGTTAATAACTTCCTCTGGCTCAAACCCGAGTGCTAAGCACCCTTGTACCCAATACCAAAGAACGTCCCCTAATTCTCTCTTTAAGTGAAATTTCTCATGCTCATTCCAATCTTTACCTTGAAATATTATCTTTTTGATAATCTCACTAAACTCTCCAGATTCTGCTTGCATACCTATAGATGCAGTCAAAAGCTGGGAGAACTGAGTGTCCTCATTGGAATATTGTAATCCCATCATTCGATCCATCATTACTTCAGTTCTCAAACTTTCCCTAGATGTCGTGGACTTGACAAAATCACCATATTCGTTTATAAAACTTTTAGTTGTTGATTTCATAAGCTCTAATATCCTCCACATCTACATCATTTTCTAGTAAACTTTGAAGTACCGCAGATATTGCATCACCCTGTGTAGGGGCATGAAATATTACTTTAAAACTGCCCGTCACTTCAAACTCTTTCTTTTCACTTGTTGCCATTGCTTTTTCCATTATATCTTCCTATATAGATTGAGTCCTAGAAAAGCCAAATCTTCACTTTCCTCATTCCCAATGTTTATTTTTGCATTCCCACTACTACTGGCGATTATATTCGATTTACCACTAGCTGAGGGTCCAAAATCGGTTGTTGTATCAATCTTGATAGTCAGCATTCCGCTATCGTCAATTTCGTACTCAACTCCTTTTCCAATCTTTATCATTTTCCTTGTCCTCGATATTTTTTATGCGAACGTTTTTTACTTTTATTCATAGTAGCTGTCGCTATTCGCGTTCCACGACCTCTACCACCTGTTCCTTGTGAAGTTAATTTCTTCTTGCGGGTATCGTCTATGAACTTACCCCATCTTGCTGCCATCTTTTCTCCTAATCTTCATCGTTTTTATACTTACTCAAGCTCCCAATCTGGATCGCTGGGAAGCTTAACCCCTGTTAATTCGCAGAGTCTATAAAGCATCGCTTCATACTCTACTGTTAGCCCGACTATATCTTCATTTAACATCTGAAGCTGATCAAGCCTTTCTTTTATTGCATCTTCCATGCCACTCATTTCTTGCCTCAATATATCAGCTTCCTTTACTGTAGGAAACTGCAATACATTAGAGTATTTTGGAAAGTCTGGTATTTTTTTGGTCATTTTTCTACTTTGTTTTTGGTCGTTTTTATACTACCATTCTCCATATAACCCTTGTGCCATGTAGTTGGCTGAATCGTTTCGACTTCATTATTTCGTTTTTGGCTCAAATTCTCCATAAACTTCTTCCATCTATT